TTGTGAATTATTACGCCAGCTAATATCTTGAAGCTTTTTTTGAGCAGCTTGTTTAACCCAATCAATATTATTACCAAAGAAAACTAACTCAAAGCTATCTAACTCAAAACCTTGATAAACTTTACTTACTTGTAAAAAACCCTTATCTATTATCGTTCCATTAACTATAATAACGCACTCCTTACGGTTTAAAGCACTATTATAATCCTTACGGCTGTTTATATCATCTAAACTATTTAACAGCTTAGAATTGTTCTTAGTGTTAGGTACTTTAAAACTCTTAGAGTAACTCCCAGTTCTGGCTTTTAAATTATCAAGGTTTACAATACCCTTAGTAATAACCAAAGGGAAATCATTAAAACTTTTTAAATCTAAAGAGCCTAAAACAGAATTACTACTGTCGAGAATCCTAATAATTACCTCATTCATCCTCTTATACCTTTATCTCTATTTGCTAATCTATAACTTAATTTAAACTGTATAGGCATATTCTTTTCATCTACTTTAACAGTTTCAACATCATCAATAATTATAGGAAAGTAAGCACCGTCTAACTCAACATAAGCATTGTTATTAAAAGCAATACTTTGAGCTAGTTGGTAAATTTCCCTACCTACTGATTTAGTATAAGCTTCAAAACTATTTGCTCTAGTTGTTTGTATTGTAGTAGTACCTCTTGCGCTACTTGAATAAGTATTACCTAAAGCACCTTCAAATGTGCTAGTAGCAGTTGATACAGTTTCTATTTTATTACCCTTAAATGTTAGGCTTTCTTGTTTTCCAAACTTATTACACCAATGTATTCTAGTATCAGTATCGCATGAATCAACTATATTAAATCTTCTAAGCTCTGACTTATCTCCTAAATCGTTAATAACTCTGATAGTATAATATGATACATTAGTTAAACTAATACCAGCAGCAATTAAATTAGCAGTACCTACAGCCAAACTTAGATAAGGAGAAACAACCAAAGTAACGTAAGCACTATTCCACTCTGTAATATTAATGTAATCAGTATTTAATAAAGCATTACTAGAATCGTATGTTAAAACTTCTAATTTAAAGTTAGTTGATGCAGTACCTTGATGCCATAAAATACCTATAAATTCATCTTGCCCTAGTTCTATTTCTTTAACCGTTGGAGATTCAGCTAAAAACTTTTTAGTATCAGCCGTTAATCTATAATCAGCAAAATCAAAAGTATTATAATCTACATGGCTTTCAGTCCAATTTAAAAACTGTGAAGTATCACTAATAGCATCATAACTAGAATTGTTGGCATCAGCAGGATTATAAGCCGTAGTTAAAACACCTCCCGACTCTGTTACTTCATATATCTTTACTACAACACTATTAATACCGTCATCGCCCGTAATAACACCACTAGCCCCTAATGTTTTTAATTCAAAACTAACATACTTTTGTACTTCTTCTTGAATGTCTACTGTAAAATCAGTACTAGAGCCTAAATCTAATTGCACATTCTTAGCTGATACCCTAACAGAGTTAACAACAACCTCAACAACAGCACCAACAACAGTACCACCACCGCTATAGCTAAAAGTGTAAACATAAGGTCTATATGCTAAATTTAACCCTCCTTGACTGGGTTGAGTATTTATTGTAATTGCCATTACTTATTCTTTAAATTAAATTCTTTAACCATTGATACTATTGCAGCATCGTAATCTTCAAAAACCTCTTGTTCTAATTCGTTGTAAATTTCGTTTAATTCGTTATCAATAACAAAATCTATAAACCCTTTACGCCTACCATTAGAAGTAAATTTATAACTGCCTGACGTTGGGCTACCCTCTTGAAATATCTTTTGTTGGATAGCAAAGGCTACATTTTTAACTTCTTTATCTCCACTTGCTATAGCTCTCCTTTCAATCCAATCTATTAAAACCGCAATAGGTACTTTTTTACCTCCTGACTTCCTACCCTCATTTACATAAATACCGTAGTCATCCATTAATATCTCTAATACTAACGAATTAGGTAGGCTAATAACATTCTGTTCAAAGCTATTAACTAGGTTACCAGTAGCTTCATGCCCTTGAGCTATTAACTCTTGTTGTAAAGCTGATATTATAAACTTTCCTATTTTGTTATAGTTTATCATTAATAACTAAATGTTCCCGTAGTACAATCAGAATCTAAAGCTACTTTAACGTCATAAACTGACTGGATTAATTTGTCATTTAAGACATCATGAGCCATAAAACCGCTTATCTGCTCTCTATCAACAATACTAAAACCATTAGCCCCGTCAATATTCCTACTTATAAATTCTGCTATGTATTGGTCAAGTATCTTATCTACCGTAGCTTGTGCCGTTTGTAAATCATAACTATTCTTTTGAGCAGTATTGTACAAATCATAGCAAAATACCTTAAAGGTAAATTCTTTACGTTTTGGCAAATAAGAAGTATTAGATACACCACGTGAAGTATTAGGTGTTGAGGTTAATAAAATCATTGGATAGCCTTTAGCCTTTTGTTGCCCATTCATAGAGCTTACTCTGTCATATCTAAAGTAATTAACAGAAGTAAAAGCCGTTGCTATCGTTTCAAATTCATCTATAATATCGCTGTAATCCGCCATGTTAGAAATTATCTATGTCAATAGTAAATATTAACCAATCAAAATATATCGAGTACTTAAACCATCGTTTAGTACGCTCAAAATAACCCTTAAAACTAGGAATTAATTTAATTAATAATCGTGTTTTTATATCTGCTCTCATATTCTAGTACCAGTTGCAATAGCGTTAAATGTAGTTAAGCCAGTTATGTTATCTTGTATTCTAAACATAATCCTATCTAGCGTTCCTTTTCTAAGTCTTAACCCCCATTTAAACCCGTATATTTCTGACATATCAATATTAGGTAAGTAACTCTTTTCAGTACCTCCACCAGAAACATCAGCGAGGTAAGCATCAGTACCAGTACCGATAGCCCCAGTATCACTAGCAATCCGTATAAATTCTTTGTTAGTCTTGATTCCCTCATGCAACTCATATAAAGGCTCATCTTGAGTATCCCAATAAAAAGAAACACCATCTACTTTATTATAAATACTAATTGCCAAAACCCCTATAATAAATTTTTTACTAATATAAAAAAAAAGAGGTACATTTTTGCACCTCTCTTAACTTTATTTAGAATCAATCTAAATAATCTTGTATTAACCTATTTACAATCCTAATTACTACTAATATGAAAATTAACGTGATAAAACTCATTTATTTAAAAAGTATTGCCTAGCTATTTCAAAACAATAAAGTTTTTTAGACAACTCCCTACTTACATACAAGAAAGGATTTAAAAAAACTCTAGAATCACTTAACTTAACATTAACTTTTTTCTTTTCATAAATATACTGTTCAATAACATAATTCATTTCTAGCTCATGTATTTCCCAGTCTTTAGGGCGATATATTATATCTTGTATATTCATTATTCGTTAATCTTAACAATATCTCCTAACTGCCTAAAGTCTGCTAACAGTTCCTTGTGTAGATTATCTTTTTCATATCTTTCTTCAATACCTTGAAGCATTAACTTAACAACCTCAATAGTATTCTTTAGGTCATTAATAGCATTTAACTTATGTTGCTTTTCGTCTTTGCTTAACGGTTTATGAGCCTTTAAAGCTTCTAAATCAACAAACATTTGTGAATGAACCTCTTTAGCCTTTTCTAATAAATCTGGAAACTCATTAGACGCCTTTTGTTTTAACTCCTCTTGTTGTTCAATCTGTTTTATCTGCCCTTCTCTCTGCTCAATTAATACTTCTTTAGTATCTCTTTCATTCTTTAGCTTATAAGCCATATCTAAAGCCTCAAAACGCTCGTAATCTGTTTCATATTCATTAGTTTCAAGTAAACCTATCCACTTATCTAAAAACTCCTTACGATCTTTAAACTTTACTAACTCTTTTTTTAATACTTCTAGTGTTGCTAAACTACTCATCTTAATTTTGATTTATTATTCTTAATTTTTCTTTGTTTGGTATATGCCCTATGGCTATTGTTAGATTCATAATATCCTTCATTTCAATCCTCATTTGTTCCTCTGTCATGTCTTGAACATCTGTTAAAATTATGTAATCTTCTAATTCATCATCGTCTAAATAGCTCATAGGTTAAAACTTTAATTATTAAAAGCCCTAAAATAACAAAAATTATCTTTAATCTCATTTTCTATGCTCGCAGATTAAATCAGAATTAATTAACACCTCATAACCTTGTTTTAAAGCATCAGAGAAAATAAACGTATCGCTAAAAGCACCTTTATTTAACTTTAAATCAACTCTAAATTTGTTATCCTCTAAGACTTCTCTACCAAACAAAGTACAACCTATTCCAGTTGCTGTTAATCTAGCATCAGGGTCTTTCATTAGTTTTTGTAACGGTACGCAGCCTCTCCCCATAATACTATATCCTAATTCTCTAGGTAATATTTTTTCGCTGCGTACCGCTAACCCATCAACAGTTGATGTTAAACATAACTTTGCTTCATCTTGCTGTATCTCATAAGTAGCAGTAACAATACTAGCCCTATAAGCTTCAGCATAAGAAACTAAATTCTCTATAATACATTCTCCAGTAAATACATCTGATTCAATCATTAATAAATAATCGTAATCTCCATTTAAAAAGAATGATCGTATTATATTTTGATGCCTTGTTAACTCTTCTCTAAAGTTTCCTTTAATTGGCTCATGTACGGCTTTAATACCTCTTTTCCAAAACATTTCTATATGCTTTTCATCTTTAGAATTATCTAAAAAAAATACATCATACAAAGGATATGTAAATGTTTTTACTTGATTAATGAAATCTTCAACACAGTAATCTTTAGATTGTGCTGTAGGACAGCTTATTAATACTTTAGGATATCTCATAGTTATTAAAATTTTCTATTATATTCCAATTCTGCTTTTAATCTATATTTAATTGCTTCTTCTTTAGTTTTATGATTCATAATATGAACTCTTTTTTTGTTTTTATATAAAACCGAAGTCCAAACTTTTCTTGCGTTATCATAAAAAACACCCTTAACGCCACTCTTATTATCTTTCCTAACTCTTTGATTGTTGTTTTGAGTAGTTCTATCAGCCCATCTACAATTCTCTTTATAATAACCCTTATTATTATCTATCCTGTCAATAGAATAATTAGGATTAGGCTTATTACCCATATATTCTATAAATCTTAAAAAAGAATTATTCCATTCATCGCAAACACTAATACCTCTACCTCCGTAATTTTTGTAATATTTATCATTAACATTATTACACCTTCTCCTCATATTTGACCAAGTGTTATATTCTGAAGTTCCAACATAATCGTGTTTCTCATAATCCTTACCTATTAAATCTAAAGAGCCAATTCTTCTTAATCTAGCATAATGTTTTTCACATAATCCTTTTGCGTAAAATTTAACATCACACCCATCAATTTTACAAGTTTTCATAAATTAAAAAACCCTTAGAAATCAGTAGTGATGGATACGTCAATCTAAGGGAGTTTATAAAAGTATCTTAATTGAGCCATCACACTCAAGTGCAAATATAATAAAATTATCACAATACATCTATCATGTTATCAATTAAAGACTCATCATTTTGAAACTCTAACACCTCAGCGTAGCTCTCTTTCTCGCAGTAATGAATAACGCTAATACATACAAAGTAATTAGTAATAGAAACAATCTGATAATACTTGTAAACTCCTAATACGTTCCAGTAGTAAAATTCACAAGCTTTTAAAATATCTTCTAAAAATTCATCTCTTGTCATCGTTTACGTCTTGACTTTGCTACGCTGTCTTTATGTGCCATTTCTTGTAACTCATATGAATACTTCTTATTAGCACTATCTAAACTTACATATTCTAAAACCTTAAACAAGTTAGTAGAATAAACGCTATCAATAGGCGTTAATCCTTGTTGGTTGAAAATGCCCTCTTTAGCAATCTCAAAGGCTTTATTTTGCCAATACATCTCCTTAACAATGACCTCCGCTTTTGTGTTGGTTGGTTTTCCACTCTTTCCCTCAAAGATGATACTAAAGAGCCTTGCAATCTGTTGATATGCTCGAGCAAAAAAAAATAAGCACTATAAACATCTGATACTGGAAGTTTTTTAAATGCTTTAGCTCTTAACTCAATTACTTCTTCATCATACTTTTCATTAGGATCAAGCCTAAACAGTATTGCAGTCATTCTAGCAAGGTAACTCCACTTTCTGTATTGCTTTTTACTGAATAAACTAGATAAAGCTTGAGCCTCAACAAAGTGTTTATATGTTGCACCGCCTAAAAGCTTTTCAATACCTCCAACGGTTTTAACTGGCTCTATTAACTTGTAAGTATCTCCATTGAAAGTAAACTCTGAAATAGGCTCTAAATCTTGTGGCTCTCCCATGAATTTAAACACGAGATTAAACAACGTAACTAAACTTACATCATTAGCAGAGTTAACTTCTATCTCACTCTCTAAATACTCTCTAGGAATGTCAGAGAATAACTCTATCCAATCAACATAGAAATCTAGTAGCTTTTGTTCAGATACATTTACTTCTTTGTCTGTATAGAAATACTGCTCTAATACAGTAGGAAGTTTAGACAAATACTCTTGAGCTTGTTCCATTTGCTCAACTGTATTATCCTCCCACTTATCTCTTAAAAAATATTCTTTACTTTCAATAGTTACTTTTAGCATTACTTTTCTAGCTTTTTAGCCATTTGTAATAAAACAGTTTTAACTCTGTTTAAAGAAGCACAAGTAGAAGTATTAAAGTCTTTACCTCTATTTTCTTTTACTTCTTTGTCAATCTTTAAAGCCATCTCTAATAATTCTTTAGAGAACTCTTTTTTAGGGCTAACAGCCTTTTTAAGCTCTGCTTTTGCTTTTGTTTTTTTAACTTCTTTATTTTCCATGATACAAATATATTAAATTTTATAATAATGGGAAGTTGAAGCTTCTAGCGTATGTTTCTACTCCCGTTTCTTTTCTGTTAAAAGTTACTTCTAATATCTTACCTCCTATTGGTTTATTAGGTGCACCTCTTTCTACGTGCCACCCCATATAACCAACCTTATACTCATCTTTATAAGTACCAGTAATAAGCCCTAAAACGTCTTTATGTTTAATCTGTCCAGTTTTTGATAAGAAAACCTTTCTTAAACTTGTTTCTTTAAGCTCGTGAATATGTCCAAAAGTTAAACAATCAAACCCCTCAAACATTGTAGCCATTCTAGTTAGGTTAATTTCCCCTCTAGTAACTACACCTCCACCACCTGAACCATGAAAATAGCAAATATCATAAGTTTTAATAGCATTACTCATATTAGCTGATATTCTTAAAGCACCAGTATAACCACCTGCATAAACTGGGCTAATAGGTTTAGCAATATGATTTAATAAAGCTACAAAACGCTGTATAACATCTGTTTCTTGCCTTCTTAAAATACTTGTTTCATGATTACCATAACCAACTACAGTTATTATTTCAGCATAAGGAGTAAACCACTCAGCAGCAGTTTCAACAACAGCATCTAAATATCTAGGGTTTTGATGTTCTGGTCTTACTTTACCTTTAGAGCTTCTAGGATCGTATTTACCTTGCATTAAACAAAAAGTATCACCGTTAAGCAATACTTTAATATCTTTCTCTAAACAATAATCTAAATGCTTTTTTAAAAGCTCTCTATCACAGTCAGGGTTATCCCAGTGAAGGTCTGATAAAATTGCTAATTGAATTGTCTTTTTTCTTTTCGTTTCTTTAAACTCTAATTTGTGAGAGTTTTTAGACATTTGACTTAGAATCATTTAACTTTTATTTATGTTTCGCCAAATATAACATTTTATTTAACATAATAAAAAATGCAATATATTACACTTTTAGTAAGTTTTGATAATGTTATACGTTTTTACATATGAATTAGTGTAACTCATTGCACTTTATATGCAAGAAAATATATAATTGAACTTTAGATTTTCAGTAAACTATCTTTTACATAAAGCACCTATTTTGTAAAGAATAGTTAACATTTTAGCTTTTTGCTACGTTTACGCCTATTTTCTGCTAACATATTAGATATGCACCCGTTTTTATTGTAATGCGCCTAGTTTTCACGCCATAGCCCTAACTGACTTTCTTCTGTTTGTGTTTCTATCAATAGCCATAACTAGAGTATCTACCATATCATCATGTGATCCATTAGGAAATGCTTTAAGCTCATTTAAAAAGCTATCAATATACCTACCATCAATTAAATTAACTCTACCTGATTCAATAAACGCAGAAACAGAAGCAGCCCTACTTACTTTATCTTGTGTTGGTGGTTTATCCTCTATAACATTTAACCCCGTTGAACGCTTTAACATTTGAACAATACTTTTACCACTTGCCTTAGGCTCTACATAGATTCTACTTCTATGATTATAACCGTTTAAACCCGTAAATAATTGTATCTCTTTTATAAGTTCTGGAAACTCTAACCTAACCGCCTTAACTTCTTTAATATAAAGCTCATTATTTATAAATGCAGCACAAAGCATTGCAGTAGCGTCATTCTCTTGCTTATTAGTGTAAGCAGTATCTAAATAGAAATCCCATTTAACTAACTCAGGGTTTATGTTTTCTGGTAAGCTCTTAACAATGTTAAACCAATCTCCTTTAAATATACCTCCCTCATCAGGCGATGGTGTTTGTGAATACTGACCCGAATAACCGTAAGACCCTAAACCTAATTTAAAACTCTCTAACGTCTTTTTAGATAATCTTTGAGGAAATAGTAAGCCATCAACATAAAACTCTTTTAAATCAATCGGTTTAACGTAATTTGATACCTCAGCAGGTAAACAAATATGCTCCCAATTATCAGGCTCTTTTTCTAATAACATTCCAGTTAAGTCTTTTTCATGTAGTCTTTGCATGATTACAATAAAAACACCTTTGTCTGGATTGTTTAGCCTTGAGCGTAATGTTTCGTTAAAAAATACATTAGCGTTTTCTCTTTCTACGTCTGATCTTGCTAGTTGTGGGTTTTGTGGGTCATCAATTACTATAATATCAGCACCCATTCCCGTAACAGTTCCACCAGTAGAAGTAGCATAACGCAGTCCGCTATTAGTAGTAGTATATCTTGATTTGGTATTTTCATCTTTTGAAAGTTGTACTTCCGGGAAGTGTTCTTTAAACCAATCTGATTCTATTAATCTTCTTGCTTGTGTTGAAAGTGTAATAGATAAACTAGCAGAATAAGAAGAGCTAATAAACTGTATTGAATCTTTTAATATCCAACAGTAAACAGAAAAGAAAACATTTACTAACTCACTCTTTAATGTTCTAGGCGGTACGTTAATTAATAAGTGCTTATCTCTTTCTTCTCCGTTAACAACTCTATAAGCTTCTTTTTGTAATCTATCGCATAGGTATTTAATATGCCAATTAGGTATTAACTCTTGACCATTATGCAAGGCTTTAAAAGCATCTAAAGAAAACTCATAGAAAGATATTTTATAAAGTTCCCTTTGTGCTTCCGTCAGACTTAAGCTGTCTAATAATGTCTTTAAGTGTTGATTCATCTAATTTGCTATAATCTACCTTAGTACTAACCTCTCCTTTTACCTCTGTAGTACTTTCACTAATCTTTTTAAGATTCCATTCAGAGAATTTACGCTCTATTATCCAAGCCCATCTTTGCCATGCTCTATCATCATTTTGAAACTTTTTAAATAGGCTTTCTTTTTGAATTAACAACGCTTTTTTTATAAGGGGCAAAAATTCTTTACCAATATCTTCTTTTTCGCTATAATCTCCTGACTTCCAAAGTTTAAAAGTTCTAATAGCAACTTTGTCTTTTTCATCTAACTGCTCATTAATTAAGAATACTAATTCTTCATCAGTTAATAGCATTAAAGACTCTTTAAATAAAACCTCTTTAGCAACTTCTATAAACTTATTTATTTTAGATGGTCTACCTACTTTCTTTGCCATTATAATACTCTTTTAATTCATCAAATCTTTCACTACAAAGGTATTTACTAATCTTTGCTACTTCTGGCCAATCTAAATCCCACCATTTAAACTCTAGCAAGAAATCAATATCTTCTTTACTAAATCTTTTTCTTATCTCTTGTGCTGGGTTACCTCCTGCTATTGTATAAGGCTCAACATCTTTAACTACGTGTGAATTATTAGCAATAACAGCACCATCCCCAATAGTAACGCCTGACATAATAGTAACATTAGCACCTATACAAACATCGTTACCTATTGTAACATCTCCTTTAGTACTAGGTTGATTAGGGCAAACAAATTTAAACTTATCTCTATTAACTAAACCGAATGGAAAAGTAGAAATAAATCTAGTATTATGATTACCCCCTAACCATACTTTTAAGTTTTCAGCTATTGAACAGTATTTACCTATTGTTAGTTGAGCTTCTGTATTTTGGAAGTACATCCTAATCCCTTTATGCCCGTATGTAAACTCTCCTACTTTCATCTTGTATATTTATCGCTTATATCGTGGTTTGGATTTACCCATTGAATATGATCGTAATTAAAAGGCTCTACTTCAATATCAGTTAAGAAGTAATAAGTAAAACCGTCTACTTCGTTATCTTTCTTAGCTTGAATAAAAGTACAATCTTTAGTAATTACATTGTAAGTACAATTCTTGTAATAAAACTTATCAGATATTTTTAAGCTTCCAATCTTCATTTTAACAAATATACTAAATTAATAACAGAATTATCTCTTAACAAACCCATCAACTAGCCCTTTATTAAACTGTTGCACTACTTCTTGAATCTGGTTAACTACTCCTATGTCGTTTGTTTCATATAAAGCAGTTTCTAAAGGTACTATTGTTTTTTCTAATTCCTCTACAAACTTATTACCGTAATGCTTTAATTGTTTGCTGTATAACTTAGTTTCTTTTAAATCTTCAATATCTTCTAATAAAGATACACCATTAGCTAGAAATCTTAATGCTATTAATCTGTAATATTCTTTGTTATTTGCCATTTTTCGCTCTTTGTTCGTTTATCTTAATCTTGTTTTTAATCTCTTGCTCAATATCAATATCATAATGTTTAGCCATGTTCAAACATACCATTATAACATCTGCTAACTCTTCTTTAGTATAATCGCTTACATTACCTGTTTCAAAATCAACAAAAACACCATACTCAAGCTCCTGTATTTCTTCTTTAATCTTATGTAAAAAGTTATGAAGATTAGTATAAGGGGCTATTAAACCCCTATCTACTATACTTTTGTAATTTGCTTCTATTATCTCTTTCATTAGAATAAAGTTTTTTGCTCTGGTTCTGCTTGAAATCTATTTTTAGCTTCTCCTAAATTTATCTTAGCTTGTTTGAAATAAGAATCTTTTAACTCTATTCCTATTGCTTTTCTACCTAATGAAACAGGGCTATAAACCTCACTACCTACACCCATAAAAGGAGTAAAAACAACTTCGCCCTCATTAGAATACATTTCAACTAATCTATCAATAACATCTAATTGCAATGGATGTACGTGCTTTTCGTCATCTTCTTCTCTTGAATCTCTAAAAGGTAATACGTTATCAATTCTAATATCATCCCAAACAGAACTAGCGTAACGTTGCCATATGTAATGAGATAATTTATTACTCTTAGGGTCTTGATGGTTTTTAAATTCTCTGTTTAAGTGATCCCATAATTGAGCCTCGTTTAAATCTGATTTATTAGCATTGTTCCAAGCTCTTAAAATATTTGGTAGTACTGGTGTTTCTCCGAAATATCTTTTAAGTCCTTGTGGATGAGTTACTGGTACTTTGTTTTCTCCTTTCTTAGTAAAAACTAAAACATAATCAGGCATAGCAGTAAAACACTTTGTAGAATCTTCTACTATAAACTTGTGCATTAAGCTTTGAACCATTGTACGCATACGTACCTTTAAAGGCTCTTTCCAAATAGTAATACGGTTTCTGTATTCAAATCCATACTTTTCATGTATTTTAATAATCTCGTGAGGGAAATCCCATAATCTACAAACATTATCAAAAACATCAGTACAATGAACAGCAGTTATACGACCATCTTTTGTTACTCTTGCAATCTCTTTAACTAAATATTCATACTGTTCTAAAAATTGCTCTTTGCTTTCACAGTTACTAAAATCATTATCACTACTTGAATAGTTATAAAGCCCTGCAAATGGTGGAGAGTAAATTGATAAGTCGATAGACTTTTCTTCTAATGTTGGAAGTACATACATACAATCTGAGTTATAGATTGCATAATTGTCTGTTACTAATTGATCTTTTACGTTGTTCATGTGTTATAAAAATTTAGGTTTAATAATTTCGTTATCGAATCTTTTAATAGTTTCTGAATAAACAGAATTTACATTTTTTGTTAAGTTTTCGTATAGTTGAATAGCTTTTTCTGTTTTTTGTTGTAAAGCTTCTAATACTCTTGTTTGACCATCTGATATAACTAAATCAATAGTAACATCATTCTTCTGTCCAAACCTCCAAAAACGTCTAATAGCTTGATAATACTGTTCATAAGAGTAAGTAGGGAAAAATACAGAATGATTACAATGTTGCCAATTTAACCCCATACCAGTCATTTTAGCTTTAGTAATTAATCTTTTTATTTTACCTTGAGCAAAATCCATTAAAATAGATTCTTTTTTATCAATACTCATACTTCCAGTTATTTCAACAGCTTCAGGATCTAAACTAGCAATTAAAGAAGATTCTTCATTTAGGTTAACCCAATATACAGAAGTTTTTTCTTTTGCTAATTCAACAGCTTTTCTACATCTGTCCTCTAGTGTTTGTTTTTGTTCGTGTCTTATTTCTCTAAAAGACTTCGCTACAAATGTAAACATCTTTATCTGTCCATCTACATCAACAGTAGAATTGTTTTTAACTACGTGCTTATTTGTAATCAATCTAGGTAACTCATAACGACTATTGTCAAACCCTAAATCAGATGGCATTTTAACCATTATCGACCATTGATTAACCCAAGCAAAGAAACTCTTTTCTGCATGAGGTTTTAAGTAATACTTTTCTCCTATGTTTCTAGTTTGCTTTGCAATACTACCCATATTGTTTTTAAAGAACTTTGTAAGCATATCCATATACCCCATATAACCTAAAGCCTCTGAAGAAGTACCAAGCTCAATAAAATCATTAGGAGAAGGTGTAGCAGTTGACAAAAATCTATAAGGAATCTTTTTAACAAAACTTGTTACCTGATTCTTTATTTTACCGTCAAAGTTTTTAAGTATTGAAGATTCATCAAGTATAACACCTTGAAACTCTTTTTTATCAAAGTAATGTAATCTCTCATAGTTGCAAATAACGATACTTTTTGAGTGGCTACCATCTTTTGAATACTCAATATCTGTAATACCTAACTTTTCAGCTTCTAAAATAAATTGAAAAGCAACGGCTAAAGGAGTTAGTATTAATACTTTTCCTTTTGTATGATTTACAATATTCTGAGCTATCGAAACTTGCATTAAAGTTTTACCCAGTCCAGTATCAGCAAATATAGCCATACGACCTTTTTTAACTGCTTTTTCTATTATCGCTTTTTGGAAGTCAAAAGCTATTTCTGGAATATAATTAGCTTCAAAACCAAAATTACCGATAGTATGTTTTTTACTTTCTAAAAACTCTTGATAATCCATAATGTTGTTTGTTTATTGGTTTAATTAAAATAAATTCTATAACTAAGTTCAATCTCTAACTTTCTTAAATCCTGTAGTAATTCATTAGTAAGATTTAATGATTTTAACTCCTCTATTTTTCTTTCGATTTGCTTAATAGTCATTTTTGATAAGTCCATAATGTTGCTTGTTTGTTTGTTTTACAATATTAATAATAAAAAACTAATACAACAAAATATTTTTATTAAAATGGTAAATTTTCTTCATCATAAAAACTATCAGGCATAGGTAAACCATTGCTATAATCATGTTTAGGATAACCACTTTGTCTATTCATTGCGTTAATTCTACTTGATTCTATATTACTTTCAATAGGTTTTAATTCTTGCTGTTTAACTAATCTATCCCAATAAGGCTTATTGTTTTTATGTTCTTTGTAATATCTACCAGTATCCATATCATACTTAAAAAGCACCGTCTGACCAATATTACCAGAGCCTTGATTCTTAAACTTCGCTTTTAGATTTTTAACTATTGTTTCTCCTGTTTCATAATCCCTATGTACTGCTAAACCGTTATGAGTTTGATCTCTAAAATCTCCAGACCCTTTAACACTATACAAATCAGGTATTTCATATTTATCAGTTCCTTCAACCTTTCTCATTTTTGTAGGATGAGCAATTAAAAATACATGAACATTATAAGCTTGAACAAAAGCAGTAAGCCTCGCTAGTATCTCTCCTATCTCTGCTAAACTTTCTCCATTTTTACGCTTAACTTTATTGAAGGCATCAATAATGAAAATATTACAACCATATTTAAAACATTGCTCTTTAAACCTTTCTAAAAGCCAATCCCAATCAACTAACTCCCCTTTATCTGGTGCTGTTAGGTAAATCTTATCTTTTGACCATTCTTTATATTTATCAAGCTCTAATAAATTAATTCTTTCTGCATAAACATTCTCCTCAAACTTCTTACCTACAACTTTTTCCATTAATATCTGTTGATGTACTCTCATTGGTAAATGCTCAGGACTAAAAAATGAAACTTTATACTCTTGATAATCTGAAATAATATTTAAAACATAATCCTCAATAAAGTTTGATTTACCAGAAGATGGAATACCCGTTACAGTTGTAAGCTGACCCATTCTAATCGAAAACATATCATTAAACTCTTCCCAATTACCGCCTTTAGGTTTAATTGTTTCTTCTTCTCCGTTATGATATAAATCTAAAATATCATCCCAAATATCAGCAGCAGTAAAAGTACCCTCTACTGGGTAATCAATAGGATTGTTTAAAGCATCTTCTAAACTAAAAACAGAATGCTGTAATTCATCATTTGCATCTTTACCGTTTTCAAACTCAATTCTAGAGCATTTCCATTTACCTAATCTGTTTATTAAAGCTTTCTCTAGTTTCTTACCTGCTTCATCATTATCAACAGCTATGTAAAACTTTTCTATTTTCTTCAACTCCTCTCCGCAAGTATCAAAAACATCATTAAGATCATTAGCACCATTAGGAACAGATATACAATTTTTTACTCCAACTTCCCAAAGTGATAGCTTATCCATCTCCCCTTCTACAATATAACATTCTGTTTCCCCTTCAAGGTCGTTTATTCCATAGAAAACTTTTTTAGCATTTTTACATTGAGTAAAAGCTTTCTCTGGACTTCTAAACTTCTTATTAAGCAATGTAACACCATAGAAGTAATTAAAAACTACATTATTAGTTTCTTTTTGTAGTTGAGGTTGGTAGTACTTTTCTTCTGTTATTCTACATTCAATTAAAGTTTTTTGAGATATTCCACGATTGCTAAACCATTTAACAACTTTATCAGAAAGGTTAGTAAAGTTTTCCCATTTTTGAGGTGGTAAATCGTAAGTTATCTTTTTACTTTTTGTTTCTCTTACTGTTGTTTCTTCACAGTTCCAGCAATAACCTACACCAGTTTCAATATTAACACTTAGACAAGGATCTTTTTTCTTTTTCCTTGTATGAGAGCAACTAGGACATAAAGTTTTAACTTCTCCTTTAGAGTTAGCTCTTTTACCTGATAAATCTATTTTACTCCATTCAATCATCTAGCGTACTTATTTTTAAATTGTTGTTTTATTTTAGACTCTATTGTTTCTGTGTTAAACTCCCAATAGTTAACAACAAAATTAAAGAAACTATTTTTCATGTGATTAACATCATTAAACTTCCAGTTAAACCTTTTACAAATAAATTGAAATGAATTATATTTTTTAGTCAACTGAGAATAAGGATTAAAATTATAATCACAAGCCCATAAGCCACCTCTTTCTTCAACTTTAAATTTAGCTTTCTGAATTATATTAGTTTGCTGTACCTCACTCATTAAATCAGATTTGAATTTTCCAATTTGCGAAGCTTCTATTTTTAATTTATTATCATTATTATCATTATTATCATTATTGTTTGTGTACGTTTGATGTACGTTTGATGTACGTTTGATGTCCATTTGATGTACGTTTAATGTACGCTCACTTTGGTAACTGTCATAATTACAAACAGTTAAGTGGGTCGTTTTTGAGTCACATTCAAAACGTATCATGCCATCATTTTTCAAAAGTTCTAAAAATCTTTTTACTCTATTTCTAGTCCATCTCCATCTTTTTGCCCACGTTTCAAGACTGTTTAAACTATCTCCTCTTTTGACTTCATATAGTTTATTTTTTATTATAACTTGACCATCTTTATGGTTGACTTGAAGAAGTATATCGATCCATGCTTCAGCTTTTGAAAATTCTCTTTTTTCTGTCCACATCCAATTGTATTGTAATTTTCTATGTAAACTTATCCAGCCCTCCATTACTTAAAACCTTTTTTAGTTGCTATTTTACCTCCATCCTTTTTCATAAACATCTTAACAACGTTGTAGAAGTGTTCAGCTTTAAACTGGTAGAATTGTATGTAGTCCTCATAGTGGCTTTTAACGTAGTCAAAACTAACTCCTAAATCCCATGCAACTGCTTGTAAAAAACTTTTCTTATCATTCATATTACACACTTTTGTATAAAAAAAATTAACATTCTTAGAGAAAAAAAATCTATAGTCCTAAAAACATCTTTAACCTTTGTAGCTTATCTTCTGGAAGATCTCTTTTATCATTTAGGTAGTAACTAAATACAACCTCATGAACTCCAATTTTTTCAGCTATAAACTTCTTTTTATAACCAGAAGCTTTTATCCTTTCTTTTACTTTGCTTAATTCCATAATTAAATGTTTTACAATAATACTGATTAAATTTACTTAACATTGTGAATACTATTAACAATTTCTCTTAGGTTATTCACATCTCTAGTAGTTTCTATGTCATCAATATCTAAAAAGTTTTGCACCTTGTAATTATAATGAACTAGGCTACTTCTATCTTTATTAATACATCTTGCTACATCATTCTGAGGTATTTTAAACTCGATACAAGCGAAGTAAGAAAACATTACTCTAGCCTTTACATATTCTATTTTACGGCTCTTACCTCTAACCATTGAAGGAGAAACCCCATAATAGTTACAAATCTTCTTAAAAAGCTCTGATATTGTTAATGGCATATCAATAACATCATTATCTTCTAAAAGCTGTTTAACTTCTCTGAAGCTGTAACCTCTTGAGCCTAACCTCCAAGCTATTTTTAATTCTTCAATGTTATACATTTGCTTTTTCTTTTTCGTGGATTTTAACTAATCTATGATATTCAACAGTAAGCTCATCAATATCTGTTAACGTAGCCTGATCTTTAATATCTAAATAACCTACAATATTGTTAAACTGGTGTAGTACTGTAGCGTGATTACGGTTAATAACCATACCTAACATATTTAAACTTTTGTTAGTAAACATTCTGCCTAAATAACAGAACATTCTACGAGCTTCAACTATTCTCATTAACCTAGATTGCCCTTTAATATCCTCTTCTGAAACTTTGTAATAGTCTGCAACTACTTTTAACACTATTTTAAGCTTATCTCCTTCACAGGCTTTAACTTTATCCAATCTAACTGAACTAATACACTCTGTGAAATTAAAACCTTGTTTAGTAAGGTTGTGTACTTTAAATAAATCTGATTCTGTAAACATTATGCTCTTGTTTTAATTTTTGAATATTCCCTAACCCTAACTATATCAGCTTCAACTTCTTTGTAAAGCTCTTCTAATTTTCTAGCTGTTTGCCATGAGATTAAACCAACCTCATTTTTAAAATTAGCATCTTCTATTTCACTTCCAAACTGTGCTAAACTGGAAGCAAATAGCATAAACATCTCTTCAAATTTGTTTAAATCTTTCATCTTTTTTAGTTTTTCTAAGTTTTCCATAATTATTCTGTTATTTCTACTACTTCCATTCCATAGCATCTTGCTATTTTTACATGAGTCATCTCTCGCACTTCCCCTTTTTTTGTATCATTAAAAGGATCATTAGTACTAACCAATACAGCCTTATAACCGTTTTCAGTTTCTTCTAAAACATCATAAATATCTGTTAACCATGAGTTACCTGATGATAAACTCATTCCGTTTCTTTTATAAATAATTTGCTTTTTCATTTTCTTACTTGTTTAAATTGTTTAAATATGCTAATGCTAAATCATACTTGTTTTGTAAATCTTCTAACTCTTTTTCAGCTTCTTGTAAACCTTTTACTCTAATCTTTACATAGTTAGGTTCTAAAGCATACTTAACAACATCATCTTTATGAATCTGTACTATTTTCATTGCTGTTGAGATTTCCCATGCTAAATCACTTAAGTGATCTAAAGCTTCAATTTGTTTTTTCATTGGTTGATTTTCTAAATTCATTTTGTGTTTGTTTTAAATTCTTCTACAATATTAGTAATAACTTTTTAATATCAGTTAACAAAAAAGGGCAAAATGTTTAAAATTGCCCTTATTTAAAATGATTCTAAATAAAATTAGATTGGTATTACTTTAAATTCAATACGTGGATTTTCTTTATCCAGTAGCTTTCTAGCTTGTATTTCAATGCATTTGTTGTCGTTCTTGATTATTCCAACTTTCTGCAACATATCGAGAGTAACTTTGAAGCTATTATCTAAGTCTGGACGCCTAGAGTTGTAATAAACGTCTATAACGAATTTAAACTCACTTTCTATAAGTTTATACTCATAGTTTAACATCTGCAGTTTAAAACTGTTCTCATAGCTTAATAACTGCTTTTGTTTACCTAGTGAGCATTTAGCATTAGATCCATTACCTAATCTGATCACTTTATAGCAATTACTTTTAGATGGTACATTACCTAAAATAGTGTATTTCATATTACAACCCACAGTAACCAGAATCGCACTCATTAAAATCATCATCGAATAAAGTCATATTCCTAAATGAGTTTTTAATTTTTTCGTATGATGTTCCGTTTTTAAAACTATTAGATGTTTCTTTTTCTTTATTACAAAACCATTCAAACTTATTAGGGTTTTTATCACTCATTAACTTTAGTAATGCCTCGTTTCTATGAAAACAACCTACACAGTTATTCATATAAGCAAAACGAATATTTTTATTACTCCAAAAAGCTTCTACATTATCTTTGTAAATAGCATCATCTATTAACGGAAAACTAGGTAACTGCCAACCAGTTTTAATCCATTTATTATTCCCGTTTTTATGCTTCCCTATAATATGTTTAAATTCTGATAAACCTAAGTAATTAGTTTTTTCTTTCATATTATTAGCCCTTCTATGCTCAGAAGCTCTAAACCCTATCCTCATTTCAATAGGCTCATTTATATTATTTAACCACCAATTAAATAAAGGTGTTAGTTTCATTTCAGTAGTACAAAACCTAGACATTATATTAGGTAAATAATTCCCTTTATCATTTATAACTTCTTCAAAAGTTTTGCCAGTAACCCAATTAATTTCACTACCAATAAACTGTTCTAAATCTAGCATAGTATAAATAATAGCATCTTCTTCAAGAGTTCCTATAAAATCTACACCTAATCTATCGCTAACCATCTGCCTAACTTTTTCATCAGGAAACTTACAATTAATATCGTCTGTTCTTACTAATGAAAAAATATTGTAGTCTGCCGGGTAATTAGCAGCAATGTAAGAAGAAGTTTTACCACCACTTAAGCTATTAACGGTTATTAAGCTTTTTTCTTCAACAGCTTCTTTAAACCATTTTTCATCAAAAACTTCTTTATTATTTTCGTCTATTGTGTAAAACCTTTTCATTAATTACCAGTTTGTTTAAATTCGTTTTCTAGTCTTTTTAGATCCTGCATTATTGAAGCGATGGTATTATTAATTGCTTCTTGCTGACCTTTTAAACGTCTATACAATGATTCATAACCAGATTCAACTAGCCTCATATCTTTTACGTCTATTTCAGCTTTCATAGATGCCTTAAATTGAGCATCACCATTAGAAACATATTCTAATACTTTTTGAGCTGTTTCTGACTTCCTATGAGCATAAGCTTTATTGTAACTATCTAAAGCATCTCCAACAGCCGTAGAGAACGTAAAAGAGTACCCTAACAACTTTCTTTTAGCAGTTGCTAAGAAATCTCCATCTTTTGAATCAGTTTGAGAGTACCATGAAATTATTTTCACAATACTCTCTACTAACTTTTCTAACTCTTTACTATCCATTAAAACGGGAGATCAGAATCAGTATCAAAACCATTAATATTAACCTGTGGAGGCATACCAACTTTTGTATTTTTCGTACTAGTTGAATCAGGTTTAAAAGTATTTACAGAAGCATAAGCTTTACCAGACTGACCTACTTTTAAATCAAGGTTTATCCATTCATCAGACTTACTATTAAGCCATTGAATTAACTCAGCTCTTTTAATACTTAATGAGCCTTTAACAAATTCGGGTGCGCCATTTCTAGGCAGCTTAAAAATTAACCCATTCGGAAATTCTAAATTATTATCCATAGTTGTAAATTTTAAAATAAACTTTTTTGATTTTCATTTTTTTGTTTATGTATTCCTAAGAAAGTTTCAAAGATAGTTCTTCCAGCTTCATAATCTACTAAGTTTCTAGCTATTTTAGCTACTCTTTGGTTTCCTTTGTACTTTCTAAAATCGTAATCGTGGAAGTCGCTCAAATCACTAACTTTTGATTGTATGAAGTTACTCGCCTTTCTTCCGTTTAAATCACTTGGTAAATTAAAGTTTGTCCAATATAAATGTCTATCTCTTTTCTTTGCTGGTATTAAAGGCTCGTAAAAAGGTATTACATTTTCAACACAATATTTCCCTTTAAAAAAGTGTTCTAATAATAATATTTCTTGGTACAACTTCATATCAGGATAAGTCGCTTTAGATTTCCTCTCACCTTCGCCTGTATTTGTTTTCCTCATTCTACTATGAGTAGGGCAAGGTGGCGAAGTCCAAATAAAATCAAACTCTTTATAGTTGTCAAGTAAATATTTATGAGCATCTGCAACTATTACAGTATCATTAGGGAAACGCTCTTGATATAATTTTGCTAACTCAGTATCTAGCTCAACAGCAGTAACATCTAAATTAATACCAGCTTCTTCTGCTACTTCATCCCATTTATAACGGTTGCCACCTAAACAAGCGTATAAATTCAAAACTTTCATAAAAAACGATTATTAAACTGTTTATCTAAATCCATTTCTATCTTGTTTTCGTTAAGATAGTCTATTATTTCTTGCGCTCTTTCTGAGGTTAAGCCTCCTAAGTTATCAAAAAACTCTTTTTCTAAACTTGCTAACTCTTCAACATCTATATTATAATAGTTGTTGCTGTTCATGAAAAGCCCGTCAAGTATTTGCTCTTGCTCTGGGCTTATATATTCTTCAAAAGGATTAAACGCCATAACTAAAACTTTGTATTAACTCTAACATTATTATTTTTATCTCTAGCACCTATAATACCTTTTTCGTAATCTATAAACCAAGTCCAGTCATTAGGTCTTAGTTTACCTGTTGCTGCTGGTTTACCTCCTTTATCATAGTATTCATTATCTTTTAATTCTACAAATAAATTAGGAAAATCGTATAAATGTCTACCAATACCCCACATATAACCAGCTCTTTTAAAAGCATCTGAATACTCTCCTTTTTCCTTCTCAGTCATAGATTCAGTACCGTTAGACCATTTCCAAACCCACTCAGAACCAAATTTAATAGCTATACCACATTGCAAAACTCCTTTAGAATCTCTTTTGTAATCGTTCATCCAATTCTCTGGACCTACTACCTCATCAAGTATATTCATATCAACTCTAGCATCCTTATAAGCTAATAATAAAGCCATAACTTTAGGTCCAGACTTGATTAACTGTTTCACTTTAAAATCAATATTACTAACATCTAGTTTTTTACTTAATCCTTTTGTTTCCATGTTTGTTTCTTTATTTTAATTTGTAACTCAGCATCTTTATTAAATGCTTTTATTATTTTGTTTAGTTTCTCAGCCGTTTTACATATTGACTTTTTCTCTTGAAAAATAACAATATTATCGTGACTGTTTTTTAGCTTCTTTATTTCTCTAATGCTCTCAGCTAATTCAGCATTTGATTTATGAGAGTTCTCAATCAGAAAACTCCCTAAATCGTTCTTTTGTTCTTCCATGTTTATAATTGTTGAAATTCATCTATTACTAATCTTTTAATATCTTCTTTGTTAATTGCTTCATATCTTTTAATAAGATCATTACAAATACATTCATTTTCTTCATCGTAATAATCAGAAGATATTTCAAAATCTACTTCTGTTGGGCTGTCGTAATCAGGTTTACTGTAGTAACCAGTTACTTCAACTGAAAAAGGTCTTTCTTGTGCTTGTCCTAAATAAAATCTTACTGTTTCTGTACGTGTCATAATGTTATTTTTTTGTTGTTTGTTTTACAAATATAATAATAACTTTTTAATATACAACTATAAGAAAGAAAGTTTTATTTTCATATCATGAGGTGCAGGTGCTTTACCTCCAAAGTAAGGAAATCTATAACACCCAAACCAGTAAACCTTTTTACTCTTTAGCTTTATCTTTTTAGTCTGATTTATTTTAACTTCATCTAATGGGTTTATGATACGTTCTCCATTTCTGTATTCATACGTATAAAGCTTGATAATATCGTTTATAGGGTCATATCTCCATCCTATCCTAATACTATTCCTGTGGTGTAATATTTCACCAAATCCTACAAGCTTATTAATCTGCTCAGTCATTTGTATAGTATTACCTAAGTATCTGCATGAATCAGTAAACTTAAAAGCTACTGTAATAGATTTACAACGTATAAAAGGTCTAAACCTAAAACCGCTGTAATGCCTACCTTTTTTTACTACTAATTCGTTTAATCCATACATAGCACATAATTAAGAAGTAAATAACACCTATTGCACCAGCGACTAAAAAAATAATTGATACAAAGTCAGCATAAATAGGGCTTTCTATAAAATAAGAGCCGATAATTAATAACCATCCTATAGATATTAGAATGTAAATTAAATTTTTTGTTTTCATAATATTTATTTTTTACCATTCATAACCATAACACCTTTTATCCCCAACATGGGCGTTCATCCATAAATCTTGATCCATGTAGAAACGTTTTTTATTGCTTGTGCAGTTGTTTCTTACTTCAATCCAATAGCTATTTCCACTAATACCGTCATTTGCTATCGTTCCACATTCACAGCTTGTTGTTACTGATTCATACTCTTTTTCACATGACATTAAAGCCAATGCTAATCCTAATAAAATTGTTTTTGTTTTCATATTTGTTGTTTTAAAAGTTACTATATTTTGCCAGTAATTAAGGTTTAGTGGCGTTTTATAGTTTTACTTGTTTTTACCTAATGGGTTAATAAATGTGTAATAATATTCTTCAGCCAAAGGGTAATAGTAACTTTCTTTTAATGGGTTAATAAAATCTTTAGTATATGCCCTTATCCAACAATGAATAAACTCTGTTTTTTCCTTTTCAAGTAGATCCTTATACTTAGCTAATAAATCATTCCCTATAAAGTATTGGTTTTGCTCCATATACTCCATTAATTCTTGTAGTGGTGTTTTCATTCTGATTCTTTGTTTAGTTTATAAAATTCATTTCTAACCTCATTCCAATAATTAAACTGGTCAGGTGTTAATCTGATAATGAAACTTTCTAAAATCTCATTACAAAATATTAAACCTAAATTTGAGTTTCTTCTTTTTTCATTTTTATCATTACTTTCATACTGAATTTTGTCAAGTAGTGACAATGCTTTGTCTTTTGGTGTCATAATCTTATTTGATGTTTTAAAAGCCCCGGAGGGCTTAGTTTATAATTCTTTTACTCCTAAAGCTTCATCTAATTGCTTTACAATCGCCTTAGCTTCTACTGGTGTATCACAGGCTATAATTTCAAAATGTTGGTCATCATTATCCTCTCCCGTAAAAACTGGATAATAAAACGTAATATCATTTTCACGTAAAGTATAATCTGATACATGAGTTAAGTTAATTCTAGTGTTCTTAATTTTAATCCACATATTTTAAATGTTTATAGGTTAATAATAGAGGAGCTTAAATTAACTCCTCTTTTTTAATTACTAATTTAGTTACTGTGCTAAGGTTTATCATTCTGAACGCCCCTTTGTCGATGTCGTAAACTGGAAGTAAACCTTTTTCTATTGGGTTATAAGCCATACCAGTACCTTTAACACCTTTTTTAACTCCTAATCTAGCGTTCATCTTTCTTAATGATCCGTCTTTCTTAATAAATTCAACGTGAAAAAAAGTATTCTCTGCTGTTTGAATTTTCTCTAAAGTTTCTCTAAAATTTTCCATTTGTTGTGTTTTTCTGTGTTTGATAAATCAAAGATAGTATTAATTTTTTAATACAAGCAAGTTTTTTTAAAAATATTTTTTCAAGCACAAAAAAAGAGGGGCACAACCCCCTCTAAACACAAACAACGAAAAACCCAGAAAGGGCTAAGAAAACCTTATTTATTTTTAATATCTTCTACCTTGTTAGATAACCACACAGCCAATACACCACCAATTAAAAGCATAATAGCACCTCCTACAATCTCATACCAACTTTCAGAATCAGCACCATCTGTAACTAATCCAATGCCTGACGTGATTAACAAACCACTTCCCCCCATTGCTAAAATTCCTTTGTTTAAAGCTCTTTCATCTGAACCTTTTAAAACTTTTATAACCTCTACTGGGTTAACCTTACCTAATAAATTCCCTAAAAATTTCATTTTAATTGAGCTTTATTTATTACTTCTAATTTTATTATATCAAAATCTCCTAACACTTCTAACAACTCTTTATAAGTCTTTTTACTATTACCTACAAAATCAACAGCTTTAGATGATCCAACTAAAATACAACCATGAGAATGTTCTGCTTTATTTCCCCAATGTATTCTAATACCATCAAATCTAACACCCTCACCATCTTGTACGCTTAAATCTTCTTGATTATAAACTAAAGGCATAACTTGTTTAAATCTGTTTGAATATGATAATGTAACTGAATAGTTACCTTCTGGGATGGCTGTTTCTCCGTAAACCTTAACACCTTTAGCTCTTACAACATCTTCTAAGGTGTAGCAAAATTCTACGCCATCAATAAAAAGCCTTCCGATAGTGCTTTTACTTGTGTAAGTATCTCTGATTAATGTAAGTTTCATTTAGTACTTAATTGCTTAATAAAGCCTTTAATCTCTCCTATATCGATTGCAATACGTTTTAAATCAGCTTCAACTTCACTTATTTTAGTTTCAAGTTTAGTATAACTTCTTTCATTTTCTTCTTTAACGTCTTTTATTGACTTTTCAAGCTGAGTAATCATAACTGAGTGTCTTTCTGTTTTATTGTTAAATTTAACAAAAGCAGCAACTAACCCACCTAAGAAAACTATAAACTGTATTGTATTCTCTATAGAAAGTTCCATTTATTTTTTATCATCCTTTTCTTTAATGCAGCTTTCTAAAATTGTCTTAGCTTCATTAATTTGATTTAAGTACTGTGAAGCTTCAACCCCCGTTAAAGACTTCGGTAATTCAGCCCTATAGGCTAATTCTAATAATACTTTTAGTGCTTGTTCTTTATTCATGCTCAAATATATTAAATTCTACGTAAATAGTTGTAAATCCTATTAACATTTTCTGTTGAGGTGTTACTTTTTCCTTTTAGTATTCTATTCTTTGCTTTAAAAAAGAATCCAAAGGTAGTAGTACCAATAAAATTACGTAGAGCCTTCTTTTTACCCATTAGTTTTTGAAGCTTATACATAATGTAATCATCTTTGTAATTACCACCAAAAACCCTATAAGCGTAATCATGTAGAAATATTTCAATAGATGGGTGAGTTTCATCTTCTATACCCGTAGCACCATCATATCCATATTCTACCCAAAACCTACTAGCCCAAGCTTCTTTAAATAAAGGCATCAAAAAAAGCAGATTATAATGATTAATCTGCCTTTGTAAAGCGTTTTTAACTTCCTTTTCAGTTAGAAACTTGTATATATTACCAAAGTACATTAAACTCCTACTATTTCTAAACTGCCTTCTGGAAAAATACCATTAGCATATAAGAAACTAACCAATAACCTATTTTGGTCGTCAATCATACCTATCACATAATCTTTATCAGACCTTGTAAAAGGATATTTATAAGTACCATCTTCATTAAATAAAGATACTCTATACTTTTTAGAAACTTCTTTTAAAGTAACAGATGGTTTAGTATCTTTTTCTGTATAGTTACCAACCCACATTAATAAAGGAATCTCCCAAACTAAAGATAAATCTTTACCATAAGCGTTAGGATCACCTAACCATAAAGTAACCTCAGACCCTTCTGGTAATTCATTTTCTAAAACATCTCCAAAAGCATTTTTAGTTACTTCTGTTAATTTAATACTTGCTGTTGTTATAATTTTAATCATTTTATTTATTTATTAAGTTAATGCAACGCTTCCACTTTTTACAGTAGTGCCGTCTGAATATTTCACTTTAAATGTTAAATTGTTCCCCGATTCGTCAATATGAAAACTCATTTCACTAGCTACAAGTTCAGCATCAGCAGTAGTAGTGGTAACTGCTTTAATTCTAATATTCCCTCCGTCATCAAAAGCTAAAAATCTACTTGTTAAGTCATTACTAAAAAACCCCCTTGTTTGATTTTCCGTAGCGGTTGCAAAATCGTTAACAGAAGTAAACGCCCCTAATGTTGTCCCTGTTATATCAAAACAAAACAAAGATGATGCGACTTTATTTATGTAAGTATTTTCATCTATTCTTATCCCTGCTGTATTTCTTAGCCTTGTCCCCGTAGTACCCCAAACAGGTATCGTCTGAACATCAAAAATAAAATTACTAACGCTCGGAAGTATTACTTCACTAGCACCGCTAAAAGTAAGACTTGCTTTAGTGTATAATGTAGAACTTGTCCCCGTTCCATTTCCCACAGTAAATATTGGAACATCTGAATTATCCCTAACTTGAAAAAGTAAGTCATTTTCACCCGTTCCGCCTCTGTTATGACCTGCTTTAATTCTTAAACCAGTGAAAGAACCATCACCAGTATCAAAAGTCAATGAGTTTCCTTGAGCGTAGTGAATTGAGTTTTTACTTTGATAAACATCACCGTTATTCCTAAAATCCCAAAGATCAGCACTAGCTGAATCAACTATTTTAACATTAGATGAAGCACTAGAAGTATTATTACCTTTAAAAGTAAAAGTATCTGTTAAAGTAGCAACAACAGAAGTAGGTACTGTTCCACTTGCTGTGTAAATAGAATCTCCGCCAACTTGTAGCCAATCAACACCATCATAAGAAAACAATTTATCTGCTGTCTTATCATAACATAAACTACTTTTTTGAGGTGTAATACTATTCCAAGTTGTATTAACTAAATCATATCTAACCCAATCATCTAAACTAACAGCACCCCAACCAGCATTAACACTACCACCACTACTTAAAACGTAAATATCTCCATCGTTAGTAGTTGGAGGGGCTACACTTGCATCAACGAAATTTAAAGCAGCAGGTAAAACTAATTCATCTGTGCTTTCTAACTCTCCTTTTTCATTTCTCCAAGATACATCTCCATTATTAGCATCAGGAAACCATTTAGGGTTATGTATATCAGCCGAAGCTGTAATATTTTTATGTAAAGTTGGCATATTTTAATAAAATATAATTCCTCTTTTATTTACTTGTACTTTGTCAACACAGCTATCAAATAACGGATATTTAGTAGCGTCATTATCTTGAGCATCTTTAATATACTCTATCATGTCTTTTCTCCAATTATCCCCTTGAGATATAAAGAAATCTCTATTCTGTGAATATTCAAAGCTCTTATTTTGTCTACTAAACTCGGTATAGTTTTCCATACTCCCCATGTTAGTTACCTGAGTATGAATCTTAGGAAACACCTCATAGACGATATAATGAGCTAACATAGGTTTAATAAAGTTTTCTACTATAATAGTATTATCAGCCGTTAAAGTAGCACCTGCAACCTCTGTTAATATCTCATCATAGTAATCATCTCCTAAAGTTGGTTTTAAATACTTTCTTTGAACTACTATAATATAATCTTCAAAATACGCTTCATCAAAAGCAGTATCATTAATAGCTAAAGCCTTAACCTCAGCAGCAGTAATTACCTCTGTATTATACGCCATCGTTAGAACTATTTAAAATCTTTACTAATCTATTTCCTTGCTCTTCATCCTCTAGTAATTCCATTCCTAAAGCTGCTCTAGCTTCATTGATTGTAATAACAGCATTAACATCAATACTTTCATTAATACCTACTGGCGCAACATTCATAATGTCTATCTCAACATCAAAACCAGCTTCTTTAATAATTCTGTTAAACTCTCTTAGAATAGGCTCTTGAAAGTCTGGAATAACTACGCTATTCATAAACTTATCATACTCGTTTCTAATTTGTTGATTAGAGCCTAATTTACCAGCATTTTCTAAACCTGCTAAAGATGGTGTAATTCTATGAGCAGTAATAATATTTTTAACGGCTAATTCTGAAAGCATTTGAAATTCTCCATCCCTTTCACGCTCAAACTCTTTTATATGTGCTGCTTGTTCTGGGCTATCTAATAACTCTACTAAAAACTTATCGTTGTTCCCTTCTCCTACGTATTTATCTTTAATCTTTTCTACGTATTGTTGAGCGTTCATACCGTCAGGCACATCTCCAAAAAACTGCATTAAAACAGATGGAAAAAACCCGTTATCAAACTTATCAATATTGTACTTAGAAATTCTATACTCAATATCAATCCAATCTAAAGCACCTACGTAATCAGGCAACCCATAAAAGTTAAATTCTGGGTATTTACGCATGATATGACAAACGTACTCCTTTTGCTCTCTATCTTGTTTAAATGGAATAGTTAAAATAGGATATTCAGCACTAGGAATAGTATCTAGTTTAATATCTCTCCAAAAGTTAGAAATATGAGCAGTCTTTTTATCTTTAGACTTTCTTACAGTAGTTGCATCAATAGAATATAAAGCTGTATAATCTCCAGACTTTTTAACATGAGGATAACAGTTACCAGTAATGATAAAACTACGCATAACCTCCTTAAAAACATCTCTTAAAGTATCTCCATCAGGGTTAACTTCGTTATACCACTCAATAAACCTACTATCTAAATCTTCAAAGTTTACTCTTTCATCATTTTGCCAAAAACAGAAATCTTTACCAATAGCAAAGGTTAACTTTTGATTAATGATAGATGAATGTGTTGAGCTTCTTCTAGCTCTTTTTGCTAAGTCATTAACATAGATGTTATCAGAGTCTTTAAAAAACGGAACCCATGCAGAAACGATATCTCTGTTTAAATCTTTTTCCTTTTTAACTATAGGAGTTGAAATAGGATCAGATTTAGCAGTACTTGCTTTAATATTACTTATCTTCTTTTGGCTCATCCTTTACTTCTTCTACTTTAATCATATTTGTAAAACCTGCATTATACAGTTTCTTTAAATCCTTTTGAGAAGTCGACTCTGTAAGCAAGAAAATACCTACCTGACCCATTATTTTTTTACCTAAAAACTTAGGCTCTATACAAAAAATTTTCTTCATAATGATAAAAATACTAAAAATATTTTACTTATTTAGAATTAATATAAATAACAGCTTTTTAATTTTAGTTAGTATTATTTTTTTTAATATTACATTAATGATACAACTAATGTTAGAAGTAAAAATCTGCGTAGTTGTTTTTACTACGTGTTATAAAACGTTAAGATATGGAAGATTGGAAAGGAAATACAATAAAAAAAGGTGATATAGTAAAAATATATATGTACAGATATATGTTTAGTGGGTCTGAAATGAGTTTGGTTATTATTGATAGAAACGGACGTATTCAGGAAACTGCAAAAACTACAATACCAGAGGAGTATGTGTGGGTGCTTTGTAACACTTATAAAATTATTGGAGGAACAACATTTATAATTAAAGAAGATACTAAACCAGATGAAGTTGTAGAAATGCCGTTATGTTGCTTTGATTTTATGATTAATGCAAACGGATTTTGTCACGCAATTTGCATTGAAGGAGTTTCTGATAATAGAGATGATTTTATGATAAAGCATTTTAGTTCATAGGTAAATGTTTTATAATGTACGGTTGTAATAAACTTTTAAAATCAGATTAATGAGTAATAAAGAAAACCTACTGGCAATAGTTAGTAAAGAGAAAACAAAGACTATTGAACGAAATAAAATAAGGATTAAATACCGTTGGTTTATTAGGATTGTTAATAGGTTGAAACTTTGGTGGCTTAATACTACTGACTGATTTTAATTGTTTATAATGTTAAATGTAAAGATAGTAGGGTAAGAATTGGGCTATGTACCATAAAGGCGAAACTCCTTAAACTAATAGATGAAGTCTCAAACAGATACATAGCACCCTATTGTTTTTAAATTTTGTTATGAACTTTGGCGGTTTCCTGCACTCGGAGTTAGTGATGCGCATTATGGGGGACTTAGTAGTACACAAGCCTACGACCGCCATTGTTTATAACGTACAAGAATATGAGTAGTGGCGGGAATAAGGGTTAATAGTACCGCATACAAACGAGTAACCCCGAAAGACCCGAAGGTTCAGCTCTTAGGTATGCTTTAGCCATTACTTATATTTATTGTTGTATGTCTTTTTTAATTGCATACAACGGACGAGTGTATGAGTAGTGGCACATACACCGAACCTTTGAATTATGCCACAAACTTTAACGTGCCATTACTTATACACATTGTTGTGTGTAGTAGCGGTTTAAAACAATAAAAATGAAAATATTACACATTACACCAAGTAGTAACGGTTATGAAGAAGTTGAACTTTTAGCAAACCGAATTAACAGAAAAAACAGCCTTGCACTTATTTTGAAAAACGGACAAGAGTGTATGACTGGCGGACATTTGATAAATGACACTCCTGATATTAGGGCTGTTTTGGATTCAATGCCAGGAGATAAGCAATATGACTTCGTAACTATGTTTAAATGCGACCCTTTTGCTAAAAGTTATGCGGAAGAGTAGCTATTACACACAACGTTTAAAGTAAACGCTTTTTTAATTGCGTTTAATTATGTGTTATGTTTTGTTAAATTAAAATAGATTAAGATGAATATAAAAGATTTAAACCTAAAGGTGGGTAGTAGAATTAGGCAGAAAAGTTGGAGAAAAGGTAAACTTGTTGTTGTTACTTGTATTGAAATTAACCGAGGTGAACCAACTTATTATGCAGTAGATAAAAACGGCAAAGAATCTGTTTATGGTAATTACGGTGATTGGGAAATTGTAGAGTAATAAAACATAATGATAGAAGTAAAAATCTGCGTAGTTGTTTTTACTACGTGTTATGTAACGTGAGAATATGAGTACTAAAGCAAATTTTATATACGAAGAAGGTTTTGAAGGTTTTGAAGAAACAAACGAACCACAAAGCATATTTGGTAAATTTACTGGATATAATGCTTATTTAATAATTGAAAATAATTACATAGATTTCTTTAAGTTGGATGGTGAATATTTAGTTATTAAAACTAAAAACAACAATAAAATACCTAAACACTTTAAATTATGGGGTGATGCCGTTATTGAGTTTGAATGGGATGAAGATGGTTTGGAGATTGTTTTAAAAGGAGGACATCACATTACAAAAAAGGTGATAAAGAATGATTACCCAAATGTTACATAACATAGTTGTAATGACACTTTAAGTATTAACTAATGGAAACAATATCAATAACTTATACTATTACTTTTGTTGTGGATTTTGCCCCAGAGTATAAGTTTACAAAGTACAAAGAATGTTTTAACGCTAAGACTGGCAGAAAGATAAAACAAATATCTAATAACGGAACTTTAGGATATAAGATTAGAGGTAGTTTCTATTCTGTTAATAATCTTAGAAAACACCTAGTAAAACCAGTTAAAGCAGATTGTCCTTTCTAAACTAAAAAAGGGTTAGCGTAAAAACTAACCCCTTTAAGCAACTATTGAAAGTATAATTAAGAACCAAATGATACTGAACCACTAGCATTAGTGTCAATAGACCCTACAAATTCTCTTAGTAATTCAGCTTGTTTACCAGAGAAAGTTACTGTATAACCGTTCTGACCTTGTACCTCTCCTTCAATAACTTCTGAAGCGATAGCATCAACATGAGCATCAACGCCCATAATCTCATCAAAACCTAATACAAAAGCTTTATTCTCAGTAGTTTCTTTGTTGTAAGTTTCAAAAATTACAACTAATCCACAAGACTGAACATAAGCGTTAATTCCTTGTGCTTTTGTTTTCTCCATCTTAGGGCAAAATACCTCTAAAGTAGTTTCATAAGCGATAGAACCGTTTTCTCTACTTCCCTCAGAAGTATAAGTCTTAGTTTCTAACTCTCCTTCAATCTCATACCAAACATCTGAAGTAGCTGCAAGAGTTACAGCAGTATAAGCGTGCTCAGTTGAAACAGTTGAAGCAGTAAAGCTAGAAATATCATCTTTATTTGTAATGAAGATACGTTTTATACCTCCTCTTCTATTCTCATCGGCACAACCAAAAAGAATATCTGTACTAATTTCTGCCATTTTTAAAAAGTTTTAAAGAAAGCCCCAATTAAGGGGCTATCATATTAATAATACATTCCTACTAATTCTCCATGAATGAACTGAGCACCCATTTTGTACTTAGCAATGATTTTAAGTAATTCAGAATCATCATCGTTACTTCTAAACTTTAACTCAGCTTGTGGATCAGATACATCAGTACCGATTACTAAGTTATCATTTACAGTATAAACCATTAAGTTAGCACCAATGTTAATACCAGTAGTAGTATTAGGGTTGTCGCTATCAGCTAAAGCTGTATCCCATCCTCTAACTTCAACAACTGGAATACCTCTAAACTTCAATTGAGGCTCTCCTGCACCGTTAATTAACATAGAAAGTCCTAACTCGTTTCCAGTACCTAATTGCTCATAAGTAGTAATTAAGTTATCTACGATTGTAGAAGTAACTCTAAACGACTTAGAAGAGTTAGGCATTTTTCTTAATACTTGTGATTGGTTTTCGTAAGCATATTTTAAAAGCTCATAAGCACCATCAGCAACTAAAACACCAGCAGTATCTTCAACATTAGCGATAGCAGTCATTGCAACATACTTATCTAATGAAGCAGAACCGTCAATAAACAACTGAATGAAACCATCCATTTGAGAGTAATCAGCAGAAGCACCAGAAGTAGCACCAAACCAAGCGATACGCCCGTTATCATCTGCAATACCTTCTAAAACTTTTCTTCTTGCAATATCTCCTACGATAGTATCTTCTAAGTTATCAATATCAGTACCAGCACCGTAGAACTCTTCCATAACAGTACCATAGAAAGTATCTCCACATTGCTCAAGGTTTACTTTCATTTTCTTAACTTCTAACGTCTTATCTGATACGTCAATAGCTCCACCAGTTGCAGTGAAACCACAAGTAGAATAAGCTCTTACGATTTTTGTTAAAGTCGCAGGTAAGTATAAAGTAGTTTTTACCTTTACATTAGGTAATTTTCTAATCCCCATTAAGTCATCAGACCCTTCTTGAGGTGCATAAAATAACTCGTTAGTAACATGAGTACCAGAGTAAGTTATGTTAAACGATTGTGTAATAAAATTTGCCATCTTTTTTAATTATTAGTTAATTTTAAATCCTGATTTTTTCCAAACATTCTTAATCATAGCACCTAACTCGTCTTTGATTTCAGGAGTTGATTTAACACCTTCTTCATCTTCTCTAGCAGGAGCTTCTTCTCTTTTTGCGTTAGCTTTTTCAAGCTCTTTAGCTTTAGCTTCAAATTCTTCAGCCTTAGCTTGTAACTCTGCCTCTTTAGCAGCTAATTCAGCTTTTAAAGCTTCTTTATCCGCTTCAACACTTGCAGAAATTTCAGCCATTAATTCAGCTTTTAATTCCTCAGCATTGATTTCAGCCTTAGGCTCTTCTTTCACTTCTTCTTTTTTATTTGAGAAAGTTTCAGAAACCCAAGCTTTTAACTCTTCTAAAAGAGTTTCCTTTTTTGTTTCAGACATATCTAAACTATTTAATTGATTTACGTAATTAGATGGAATATTTTTATATCCCTTTTTCTCTAAGTCTTTAGGTTGAGCGTAAGCAGCAACTTTAACAGCACCTAACACCTCAGCAACAAAACCTAACTCAAAAGCCTCATCAGCATCCATCCAAGTATCTTTATCCATCATAGATTTAATAGAATCAACTTTTAAACCAGTAACACTAGAATAAATCTTAGCTAGTTTATCATTAATCTTATCCATTAAATCCGCTTGACTTTCTAACTCCTTAGTATATTCTCTAATATCATTAGAATCCATACCCTCCATTGATACTACTGGCATCCATGCGTTATGAATCATAAAGAAACTGTTAGCCGTCATTTTAGGCTTTTCTTTTCCAGCTAAAGCGATAATAGTAGCAGCAGAAGCAGCAACGCCCTCAATTTTAACTGAAACATCATACTTTGAGTTTTTTAGAAAGTCGTAAATAGCTAAAGCATCAAATACTGATCCTCCGTAACTATTAATAGATAACTCTACCTTTCTTGAGTTAGAACTTTGTACCTCTTCAATAAAAGACTTAGCAGAAATACCATAACTACCAATCTCCTCATCAATGGAAATTTGTAGCTTGTTCTCAATACTATTTTCTATTGTGTACCAATTCATGGTACAACATTAAATAATTTCTATTTAACATAATGTTAATGGCATTAACAAAAAAAGAGGGCGCAAACCCTCTAAAATGTAACACTCTCACAAAAACACCTTGAAAACTAACAAGAGATTACAAATATAATAAACTATAGGTAATAGAAGTTATTTTTTTGCTCTTCTTTACAAAGTTGTTTAAAACTATCTCTATCTTCTTTATCTAAGTTTGAATAAGTAAAAGAATCTACTAAGCTATGTAATCTCTTTTGCTCTTTAATATACTCGTTAAAAGCTTCTCTATCCTTTATTGAATTATCATGAATAACTAACATATCATCTTTAGTATCTAAACAATAAACTCTTTTAGAATCTAAAAACAATCTAAGCTTATCAGATAAATCATAATCTTTATTAGCCCTTGCTTCCTTTCTTAATTCTATAGCCTCATCAACACTCATCTTTCTCTTATTATCTTTCTTATTGAATCAACACCTAAATCGTACTTTACTGATAGATTATAGTAAATATCCATCGTTTTAATAGGTGTTTTATACATAATATCAAAATCATTACATATTGATATGTTTCTGATTAAATCTTGATTAATTAACCCGTTTTCTATTAGAATATTGATAGCATGAGGCACATCAATAGCTTTATCAACATAAGAGTATAAAGTTTTGGTTAAAGCATCTTCCAGCTCTTCAGCCTCTGATACCAATAGGCTGTTACTCTCTTTCTGCATTTTCCACATCTAGCGTTAAAGTTTGGTTCTACAATCGTCTTAAAATAGCTGTATAGTATTTCTAAGCTTGTGCCGTCTGGTAACATTTTACCGTAAGTTTTCATTACAGCATCATAGATTAATTCACGTTCATCTATTGTTAATAATTCTAGTTTTTCGTCTATGCTCATTACCACTTATTCTTAGGACATTTTTCATTCTCCCAAATAACCTTCTCTAAGATAGCACAATTACATTTCTTACATTGCGGAACGTTACTAATAGTTTTAAACAGAGCTTTGAAATGAGGGCTATAATAACTACAGCCCTGACATATCTTTTTACGCTTATCTTGTTTTAAACGGCTTACTATGTTACTGTCATAGTTTTTAACCCTACCAAATATTCTAGCTAACCACATAAAGTAAATATAATAAAATCAACCGAAGGTTGCGTCACTAACGATATTACTAACCTTAGCAGCTTCAGTAAATGTATCAGTAGCATTGTTTATAACTTGAATAGCACCTATTGACTGAGTTACAGCTTTAGCTATTCTATTTTCCATATCAACCATATCAACAGACATAGAAGAAGTAAAACCACCATTAGCAAAACCTGTTCCTATGTATGGTTGAGGTCTATTTAACCTCATGCTTTCTAAAGCACCAACTAAAGCACCACCTCTATTAGTTTCTAATACGTTTTTAGGTACTACATACTCGCCTTCATGCACTACCCCAGCTTGTTTAAATCCACTAGCATCAGGACTACCAAAACCATCACCAGTAAAACCACCCTCAGCAAATGATTGAGAAGCAATTATACCAGCTTGAACAGCAGACCTAGCAACAGCAATACCAGTTAATACTTGAGCTTGAGTTAAACCAGCAGCACCAAAAGTAAATGCGTTAGTAGGGTTAGCAGCAGCACTAGCATTAATAGCTGCTATTTCTCTAGCTAAACTAATAGCAACTTGAGCTAATTCTAACCTTTTTTGTCTTTGAAATGCTTTTTTCTCTATTGCATATCTTTCCTTTTCAAATTCTTCTTGTGATATTAAACCGTTTTGTAATTTAGCGTTTAAAGCATCTAGCTCTAAAGTTTTTTCTCTTTCTACTTTTCTGTTAGAAACTTCTACTAAAGCATTTGCTGCTTGTTCTCCTAAGTCGAATAATTCAGCATTAACTTGTTTTTGAAATTCTTTTTTAGCTTCGGCTTTTTCTCTTTCCTGCTCTAACTCTTTAGCGATAGCAGCAGCATTATCCGCTACCATTTTATCTAACATTTCTTCTTCAATACTAACTAACTCATCAGCATTTTCTTTAAAGTTTCTATTGTAAGATTCAATAATAGCATTTTTCTTATCGTAAAGATCTTCAAACCCTTCATCTTCTTCATCTAGTTTCAAAAGCCAAGCATCAATAGCCTCAGTTTCTTCTACTTTTAAATCAATAGATTTTTTAGTAGCATCATTATTATCTTCTACTACATTAGTATTTTCTTCAGTCTTTCCGTTTAAATCTTCCGTAGATAATCCTAATCTTTCTTCTATTGCTGCCCGTCTATCTTTAGCTGCTGTTAACTTATCTTCTTCTTCTTTTAAATCTGCTGTTTTTCTTCTTATTTGAACTAAAAGTGCATCATTCTCTCTAGTAAAATCATTATAAGAATTTTGTTTATGAGCTAATACAGTTAAAGCGTTAGCTTTTTCCTCAACACCTAAAGTAGAATCTTCAAGAATCTTTAATTCTTCTTCAGCTCTAGCTTTAGAAAGCTTATTAAATTTAGTTTCCTCTGCATTTCTTAATTCTAAATTTCTTATCAATCTATCACTAAGCCTATCTGATAACTCTTGTCTTTTATCCTCAATATCAGCGGCTACTTCCCCAGCCTCTTGAGCTTGTTCTTGTACTTTTTCTAACTCCTTTTGTAGTATGATTTTGTTAATCATTTCAGAGTTAGATTTTTTCATAGCCTCAGCTAACTCTTCATTACTTATGGTTTGCTTATCATACCCCTCTAATATATTAGGGTTAATAGCATCTAATTCATTAAGTAATTTCAATCTATTCTCATCATTTTCTGACAAACTAAGTATTCTATTAGCTAGTGAATTTGCTTCCACTTGTTGCAATCTCATAGCGTCAGATTCAGCATGAGTATTTTTAGTTAAATCTCCTAACGTATCAATGAAATCTGTAGCACCTTGAACAATATCTCTAAATAAATCTTCTCCATTTTCTCCAAGATTTAATACTAGCCCCTCCCATGCAGAGTTAAACCTTTTTACATCACCCTCTAATGTATCTCCTACTATCTTAGCCATAGCACTAGCAGCACCTTGAGCATTTTTTAACTCTTTAGTGAATTTAGATGTTTCTGATGTAGATTTAGCTAAAGTTGTAGCTACAACTGCATTCTCCTTACCAAATAATTTACTAGCTGTAGCTGAACTGTTAGTAGAGTTAGCTACCATATTCATAGCCTCATTAAGAGTCATGCCTTTTTCAGCTAATGTTAAAAATATGTTTCTAAGCCCTGTTCCTGCTGTTTCTGCTTTAATGCCGTTATCAGCTAAAACACCTAAGAAAGATGTAGTTTCTTCAATACTTAATCCAGCATCTTTAGCTACTGGTGCTACTTGCCTCATTGCAACCTCAAACTTATTAATATCTAAAGCTGATGAAGTAAATGATTTAGCCATTACATCAACTACCCTTTGAGTATCTTTAGCATCCATCCCAAAACCGTTAATAGTAGAAGCTGCAACTTTAGCGGATTGTGCTAAATCTGATCCAGTTGCTACGGCTAATTCTAAAGTGGCTTCAGTAGCGTCTAATATTTCATTAGTACTAAATCCTAACTTAGCAAACTCTTCCTGTAGTTGCCCTACTTGAGTAGCCGTAAATTGAGTACTAGCACCTAATTCTTTTGCGTTTTTCTCTAACTGTGCAAACTCTTGAGCTGTAGCACCTGTTACCGCTTTTACGTTAGCCATTTGCTGCTCAAATTCTTTTATAGTTGTTATAGCTTGTGAGAATAACTGCCCTACTTTTTGAATAGCAAATAAACCAACAAAAGCACCACCGATAGAAGTACCTAACCTAGCAAAACTTTTACCTAGTTTTTTAGTGAAAGAATCTAAGCCTAGTATGTTTTCACGCATAACTAACATCTCACGTCTGTTAGCTTTTAGCTTAGTGTTAATTTCAGCCATCTCTTTACCATATCTAGCAAGAGATATAGTACCTTCTTTAACGGCTCTATTTAATTCTGTTCTTCTGTTAGTTAATTTCTTAACTTCTGTTTCAAGTTGAGCTAGTTTCTTTTGCTGTTCTGCTGTTCCTTGAACATCTATTTTAATCGCTATTGTCTTATTTGCCATATCTTATTTATAAACTGGGTATAACCAACCGTTAAACGGATTTTCTATAACTACTTCTATTAAATTACCGCTTCCATCTTCAACATAAATAGGCTCTAATGGTTGAGGTAAATTTCCATTATCAATATCAACACTATTATTACCCTCTTGAGATGAATCAATACTTACACTTCCTAAGTTTTCAAATTTAAACAAACTAACCTTAGTTAACCCATTTTTAATAGGGTTATAATCAATAACACTCTCTATTAAATAATATCCTTTTACTTGTGCAGGGTAATCAATATAAACTAACTTTCTAAAGTCTAAATTTTCAATATCAACATTGTCTAAGTTAAAGTAAGCTATAAGCCTACCTCCTTCTTCAATGTTTTTCATCATACTAGCATAGTAATTGTAAAATAACCCTCTATCTACACTTCCATCAGATTTAAAAGAATCTGCAAAATTTAAGTTTATAGGTGTATCGGTATTATTATACGCTTCAAATATCCCATAAGGAATAGCACTAGCATAAGAAGTACCGAAGAAGTCCATTAGTCTAGTAGTACCATCTAAAGACGTTTGACCTCCAAACTTGAAAAAGAATATTTTAGGATTGTAATTAGTTATCCTTTCTTCTGGCTGTAGTTCTTCTTTAGTATTAATATACTCATTCCATACTTTTAAAGTAGTAAAGGCTAAATTCTTATTAAATGTTCCGCTTTGTAAATATGTTACCTCATTAGCTACATGAGCATAAGGCGCACTAAATAAATCTAATTTAATAGATGTTGTACCCTCAGCGAATCTATTAGGTAAAGTGTGTGTATATTCTCCGTATTTACGTTTGTTGTTGCTCTCCCATCCTTTTAGCCATTCATCAGAGCTTAAATCTTTATAACTAAACTCAACACTTCTCTTATAACTACTTACATAATCTAATTCATACTTATTTGATAAATCTATCTTATCAGTCCAGTCTATAGCATTAGCCTCTGATTCAAAAAAAGTATTCCTAGGCTCTAAATAAATTGTTTTAGTCCTTACATCAGTCCAATAGTAAATATTAAACATTCTTGTAAAGTCGTTTATTACATCTAGCAACTTATAATCATCAGGTATAATTTCACTTAAAGTATAACTATCGCCCTCCGCTAATTCAGTAGCTCTGTAAATATTAAAATAACTACCTGCTTTTACATTTGCAGAAGTAGAAGGAGATAAAGTATCTATAGTAGCATAAACAGAAACAACATCACTAAAATTTAATGTTAATGTTACATCTCTAGTACCCGTTTGAGTAGCTGATGAAGTAGTGAAAGCAAAACTATTTGTTTCAATACCATTAACATAAACTTTAGTTACTACACTAGCTGTCGTAATATTTGCATCCCCTGCTGAGGTTGATAGCTCTAAAATATACCTACCAGTAGAAGGTACTGTATAAACGTATGTAGACGTATTATAATTACCGTTAGCATCGCTATTAGGAGGTGTTGAGTCATCATTGTAAGCTATAATAGTATCAACTCCTTTACTTATCGCTACATTTCCAGTAGTTTCTGCTCTAGTCTTAGAAGCATCTAAAACACTTTGAGCGATTCGCATATTATTAGCAAAATCACAAACTAATGTTTTAATATTAGCATCATCTAAAAAACTACTAGAAACATTCCAACCTTCATCATTTAAACCCCTTTCTATAATTGCTTTAATATAAAAACAAGGGTAAAAATCTCTTACTTGTGTTTGGTAATCAGCTTCATTACCACCTCTTGAAATATAAGGAAAACAATGATCGTAAGTTGATACAGTAGCACTATTAGCTGTTGTTATTCCACTTTGGTTATAAACTTGTGAATTATTACGCCAGCTAATATCTTGAAGCTTTTTTTGAGCAGCTTGTTTAACCCAATCAATATTATTACCAAAGAAAACTAACTCAAAGCTATCTAACTCAAAACCTTGATAAACTTTACTGACTTGTACAAAGCCCTTATCTATTACTGAGCCATTAA